TTAAACATCTGTTGAGGAATTACTAGATTTATTGGTGCTGCGAATAAGATGAGATTGTATGATGAGAGCACGGCATGTTGTGATAGACTTGCCATCTGAAAGCCCTGCATGAAGAAGAGAGTTTTTCTTTATTCCTATCTCATCCTCTGTTAAGTGGTCGAATATAGCGGAGATGCTACCGAAATAATGATTCTCTTTTTTAAATATAAGATGTACGTGTATTACTTTTGTCATATTGCCGTATAATTATTATATGGCAAAACTACCAAATAATAATTATATGGAAGTTTTTATATAGTTAAACTAACAAAATAGGCAAAAGCAAGGCGTTTATAACCGATTATAAATCCTTTACGCAGGCTTTTACACGATAAAGTTTAAGAATATCCCCTTTATAGACCTTGAAGGGACTGGCATTGGCGCTACGGCACACTATAAAGTCATCGTCTGTGGCCTTATCTATAAATTTAATCATTCTATCCTCATGTGTAATAATAAGGTATATGACATCTGTTTGAATGAAATCCCAACTACGAGAAATGTTATCTATCGACTTTATGCCTATCCAATCACCACTCGATATTATAGGCTCCATACTCACCCCGACAATGGGAAATACTGCCTCGCATCCATTAAATACACTGAGCTCCAAAAAACCATCGGGGGTGTTTTTTGTGAATACTTCCGATTCTAGCATGCCCAACATGCCGGCACTGACGGGAAGATTATAAAAAGGAACAGAGGTTTTAGTTTGTTGTGACAAAATATCCGGCATGTGAAGCTGAGCATTTTGAATTCTTACTTTCACCTCTTTCTTCAGAGAGTCTAATCCTTCTAAATAATCGGCAGGAGAACTGGAATCTATAACCTTATTCGTATTTTCAAGTAAAGGGGATATATCTGCATTTGTATTATTTGCACCATTTTCGTTAAGTACCTTACCATTTACCTTACCTTTTACCTTACCATTATTCTCTGCTAAATTAAGTTTATTTAAAAGTTCGTCTTCTTCGACTTTAGATAAATCAACGCAAATCAAAGAGTTTAAATCTAGTCCAAGAAACTTAGATATAGACATCAATGTTTCAAGATTGGGTTCAGTTTTTCCATTTTCATAATTGGAATAAGTACCCTTCTTTATACCAATCTGTTCAAAGGAATCTTGTTTAATACCCTTCATTTCGCGGATTAATCTAATATTCTTAGAAAAAAAACTCTCCATACATCTAAATTATTTGGATTATATTTGTAAATCTAAGAAATTTAGATTTACTTTGCATCACGTTAATATCGCAAATGTAATAATTAAATTCAGAATAAGATGAAATTAGCCGAAAAACTAAAAGAAAAGCGTACCACTCCTTATAAGGAGATCGCTAAGAAGTTTGACACAACAGTGATTTACGTTGGTCAGATTGCTCGCGGAGACAGAATTCCCAAACGGGCAGGAAGCAAAGCAATGAAAGTTCTTCAAGAATTAAAAAGAATGTGTAACGAATCTAATAATTAGAATTATGGAAAACTATCAATGGACAACCACGCATAATACTGCGGAAAGAACGATGACTCATGTATTCAAACACGGACGTGTCATGGTAACAACAGATTATAACAGCGGAATCGCCTACATTCAAAAGGACGGTAAGCCTCTCTATAGTGTAGATGTGGACTACAAGAGCGTAGAGGAATACACACAGGAACTGGTTGCGCTAGCCAGAGAAGATGAACGGTTAGGTCAATTCTCGGAGGGATAAATATGGAATCACGGTTTAATCAACAGAAAGCAAACCTCCGCTCCTATCTGCGTAACCGGGGAGCGGAGATTGATGTGAAACGGAAGACGATCAGGATTGAAATCGATTCATTAAACCAGAAAGAACTTGGCAAACTGGAGGAATTGAAGAGGTGGGGATACCAGGTGAATGAAGATGCTCCCCCCCCCGAGTCTCCATCTTGCAATATTGAGTTTGAAAATGATTCATTTATATCGTTTGCGGACGAAATTATGTCGATGTATTACTAGCTGACGAAAAGCGAAAGCATAGTGTAAATAATAAGAGATAACAATGAAGATAGTAAAAAGATTAGGCTCCATTTTTCGCAAAGAACTGTTCTTTTCCTTTTTTGAATATAAACAGGTTCAAGAACCTTTCCCTCTGATACTGACTTTTGAAGTTGAGTCAAAAACTCTTGACGAGTTCGTTCTGGAAGAAGTGATAAGTCAAATAGCAATAATGAAATGGATAGGGTGCCAAGTAAGAGTAATAATACCGACAGAGCAAATACCAGACGGATATATAGGACGGATGACTGCTGAGTGTGGAGAGATATTAAAATACCCAGTACGCTGGCTGATACGACAAGAATATTTCGATAAAACTCAGCTTGCTTTTCAGTTGATTCATTAGTGAGGTTAGTTATCATTTGGATATTCTTCTTTAGTTCTTCATTTGTCATAAGAAATATGGGTGTTAGTTTATAATTGGCTACAAATGTAGCAAAACTTTCCTGGTTCGGGATGAATAGGGAAAGATTAAAAAATGAAGTTCAATTTATAAAAACAAAGTTATGATTCTAGATGTGTTTTCGTTTTCCTATATGACTAATGATGAGATTTTAAATCTCATCATTACACTTTTCTTCTTTTGTTTTCCTTGCATTATGGCGCATTTCTTTGATTATCTTGAAGATAAAATAAAAAAGGGTAATAATGAAGCAACAACCAAAGACGCCTGCAAAAGATGTAAAATCAAAGACACCTGTCCAAGATGCGATAAAAAAGCCAAAGATAGCAGGAAGTGCTAATGCTGGAACTGAAAGATAAAATATATAGGCAGTTTTAATCAACCAGATAAACAGGAAGGTAAAAGTTCCTACATAACAAACAGAAACTCCTAGAGAAAATAAAAGCTGGCTATACCATTCAATATCTCGGTAAAGATCGGAAGAGACATAAAAAACTGAATGGAGAATTAAGGAACACAGGATAATGGAAAAGATAGCCCTACGATGATTTTCATCAAGGCTAACGAATATTTTTTCAAAGTCCATAAATTATAAATTTTAGTTAGATAGCTACAAAAGTAGCAAAACTTTTCCGGTTCGGGATGAATAGGGAAAGATTTCATTAAACCGTCCAGACGGTTCACTCCGGAGTCAGATCGGAAATGGAACAAATTTTAAATGATGATTTATGCCACAGTTCAGAAACATACCATTTAACGCAGATTGCTACTCCGAGGTATCACAGCCGGGAGAGCGGGTGCTCTGCGTGTCGGTCCCTGAATTGGTGGAATGTGGAGTGTCCGAAAAATATATATGGAAAGTATTCAATCACCAGCGTAGCGGGTTAGTCTACTGCTGGCCTCACCACAAGGAAGGCCGTGAAGTGTTCGTTCACTATGACGGTCTGAAAGACAAATACCGCACCTTGATCGACAAGGTACTTTGCGGAAACGTTGACGCCCATTTGTGGACTGAGAACAAAAAGTCAGAGGAGTTGAACAGCAAGTTGGAATCAGTAAAGAGAAGTTTGCGTACAATGGTGGAGATTAGTGTGGATGATTTGACGTGTCTTACTGCAATGCAGTTGTTTATTCCTGCTGACGTGCAAAGAATTGCGCGTGCAGCCGGGTGGTTGAGATTATGGCGCCGGATGGATGTAAAAACGGCCAGAAAATACGGCTTCACATCAGTAAGAGAAATACAGTCAGAACTGTTTAAACAGTGTTTAAACGAACAGATGAAGGGGTTTGTGAAGTTTCCGAAGCCAATCAACAGCGAAAGGGTATTGGACCGGAAGGCCCGCGAATATACCAAATTTGGATTGGATTGCCTAGTTGGCGGATATTTTGGAAACGTAAACCGTGAAAAAATGAACGGGCATACTCATGCTATATTAATGCAATTAGCCTCAGAACAGGTGAAATATAGTTTTGAGGATATTGGAATGTATTACAATGAGCAAGCGGAAGACCTTGGACTTCCACGCATGACAGTTTCGGCAATTAAACAGCATTTAAACACACCTAAACACAAAAAGGTGTGGTATTATATGAGACATGGAAAGCTGGTGGGTGATGCAGATACACAACCGCTGATAGACCGGGAGCCTGTTAGTAAACCGGATTTGCTTTGGTCGCTGGATGGAACTACGATGCAGTTGTATTACAAGAAACGGATAAAGGATTCGAGAGGTGTGGAAAGATGGAAGATCATGAGTGATTTGTACGCATACTTCGTTACAGACGCTTGTACAAATGCGATCATCGGATACAGTGTAGCATTCAGTGAAAGTTCCGGTATGGTAATTGAAGCCTTGAAAAATACAGTAGATACATGGGGTTATAAACCTTATCAAATGAATTATGATAATAGCTCCGCTAATATTTCAACAACGGTGAGAGCTTTGATTGATAATATGTCTCATGTGAATTTCCCTTGTACCCCATACTCAGGACGGTCAAAGAGTGTTGAGCTTGTGATCGGTCATTTCCAACAAAGAGAATTACGCAAATTCAAGAACTTTAAAGGTGGTAATATCACTGTAAAAAGCAATAATAGTACAGCAAATCCGGAATTGTTGAAGGAGCTGTCTAAGAACCTGGAATTCACGGATAAGTTACCAACAGAGGAACAGGTACTCGCGGAGTTTAAAGCGGGGGTAGATGCTTGGAATAACCGCGGTGAAGGTCGGGATGCTTTTGGTGCATTCATTGGCAAATCGAAGATAGAACGATATACAGAAGTTTATGAAGGACGTGTTCAGTTGAACTATTTTGAAAAGCTGAGTCTATTCTTAGTGGAATTGAAGAATCAGCAGCATCCTTTCGGGGAATATGAATACAGACAAAAGGGTATTGAGGTGTCCATACGCGGTGAGAAGATGAAGTTTATCGTACCGGATAATGAAAGTTCCGCTATGGACTTTGAGTTTAGCAGGGAGCACTTGGGACACACTTTTAAGGTGTTTGTGAATCTGCGTGCAGACAGACCGGAATGGATTGAACTGCGTGATCGGAATGGTAAGAAGATAGCAGACGCATACGAAAAAGAGAAATTTGCAGCTTGTGTGGCTGACATGAAAACTAAGCCGGGTGAGATGAGCAAGGTTCATTACTTCATCGAACAGCAGAAAAACTGCTACGAAAGCTCAAAAACGGAAATGGAACGACAAAGGGAAATTGTTGAGCAAACAGGATTCAGGGCTACCGGAACGGACGGTTATGGATTCGGTTGGTGGGATACTCCAAAGACAACGGAGAATATCAGGGAAAACCAAGTAGAAGACAGGCGGAACGGTATCGTAGAGAAAAGCCGGGAAGAGATTGAGATGGAAGCATTGCTGAATAGCTAGCATTTTGAATGATATTTAAAAAGTTGAATTTTAAACATATATAAAAATGGAAATTACAAAAAAGATCAAAGACAAGGTAGTATTCTATTTATTTCATGAACTGAAAAAGCTTGGAGTATCGCAGGCAGAGTTTGCAAGAAGAATAGCCTTACGGCATGGAATAAAATTCGACAAATCCGTATTGTCGCAAATCAAATTTCAGGATGATCGAAATTATTCTGTTATCAAAGATTCATCATGGTTAATTCTTGCACGTCATTATCGTTGCATGGAAGATCAGACATGGGAAACGGTTAATACAAAGGCTTTTTTATCCATACAAACGCATTTAAGAAAGTGTCAGGAGTATGGAATATGGCAGGTGCTTTGCGATCGTGCGGGAATTGGGAAAAGTTATGCGGCTAGAGAGTACGAACGCGAGAATATGAATGTGATATACATTGATTGCTCGGAGTATTCGACTAAAAGCGATTTTGTGAGACATTTGGCTGGGGTATTCGGGTTGGCGAAAACTGGAGGGATAGACCACCTATGGCGTGATGTAACCAATGAACTACTGCTCTTGTATAAACCTTTACTAATACTGGATGAGTTCGGAGATTGTGCAGAGGCTGTAATATCATTGATGAAGGGGTTGTATAATAAAGCAAATTTAGGTAATCAAATGGCACTGGGATGCTATTTTATAGGAGCCGACAATCTACAAAAGAGACTACAGGAGGGAAGAAGAACTAGCAAACGTAGCTATGCGGAATTTTGGAGTAGATTCAATGACCGTATTACCAGATTAAACTACGATAACCGCAAAGGAGTGTTCGAACAGGAGTTGCGTAAAGAAATAGAAGCGATAGTAGACGCGAATCTTCCGGAAGAATTAACTGACAAGCGGGAAGGGATCATAGAAAAAAGCCTTGCTACCAATGGGGTGAGAGCGATTAGAAATGAGATTGCCATTCAGAAGATGATTCATCAAAGGAGACAAGAAATCGGAAATAAATCAGAAGTATGAGCGGGGTTTTATATGAGACAGATGATTTGTTTCAAATCGGAATGCCTGCATGGTGTTTGAGTACGGTATTCGCACTGTGGTGCTCCTACGAACGTCCCGGTATAATACTGGTGAATCCTGCAAAGACTGATGATTGGGCGGTGGTCGAACTGAGGGATACTCGACTGGCGGCTTCCATCGTGGATACTATAAAGGAGGCGAGGTTGCATAAAGAAGTTATACCTGTAAAACATGTAAAAATATGAATGGAAAGTTTGATTTGTTTTTTGCGCTCCTGGCTAAGATGCCGGGAGTTACCAAGGACGACATTGTGAGGCAGTATTCCGGTGGAGAATCGTTGAGTGAACTGCACGAACGCGCTCCGAAAGTGTACAAACGAATGATTGAGGACATGAGGAAAGCGACAGCAGGCGAAGATGACAATCAGAGAGCAGATCGCATGAGAAAACGGGTTATCGCTTCGGTTGCCGGATATTTTGATAAGGCAGGGCTTTATATTGGAATTCCACGCAGGGAGCGAATGCAAAAGATCATATCAACAGCGTGCCGGGCAGCTGGTGTGGATGATTTTAACGCGATGACGGAGGCACAGATGCGACGAGTGTACAATGAGTTCCTCCGTATGCAGAAAGTTGCTGAAAAAGCGGGGAAAATATGTGAAGATATTAAGGAGGAAGGTGAGAGGAAGGCTATAAAGCGGGGATGCCTCTCGGTGGTTCTTCCGAAATGACTATGCCATGGCAGACCGTGTGAGCGGAGCTGACTTTCCGGGGCGGTGCCGGAAATGGCTCATTTAATGAATGACGCAAAAGTAATATCATGAGTAAAGGTAAATATAACAGACGTAATTTTCTGCTTCGGGTGAAGGATATACAGGACATATACACAGCGCATCATGCGCATGGGTGCACTGACAAGTATATCTATCAGAATCATATTTACCCAACTTATAAGATCGGCCGGACGACTTTCTATAACTACCTGGCTATTCCGGCAATGCGGGAACTGAGGGAACTGGAGGAAAAGATGCGGCTGGAAAAAGAAGCGGCTGCAAAACAGCTGAATATATTTAGTGAATAAGATTTCGAATCAATTATAAACCATTTAAAAGTAAAATTATGGCAAAGTCGAGAGTCAAAAAAGTAGTAGTATCTGGTATTTCATCAGAACAGGCGGAGGTGGCATTCGCTGAATTTGCGAAAGCGGACGCAAAAGTACAGAACATACAGAGTAAAATGGACATGGAAATGACCCGTATCCGTGAAAAGTATGCCGAGGATTTGGCAAATCAACAGGAGATTAAAGACCGTAACTTTGAGATCATGCAGACATTTGCTACAGAGAAGCGGGATGAACTGTTCTCCAAGAGAAAAAGTTATGAGAGTGCACATGGGGTGTTCGGTTTTCGCACAGGTACACCGAAGTTAAAAAACATGAAGGGATTTACATGGGCATCGGTGACTAATATGGTCAAGGAGTTTCTGCCTGAGTACATCCGCACTACCGAGGAACTGGCGAAGGATAAGCTGTTGGCTGACAGAGACAAGGAAGATGTGATGGAGTTATTCCCAAAATGCGGTGTCATGGTTGTGCAGGATGAAACGTTCTACGTGGAACCGAAAAAGGAAAATGAGCAATCAGCCTGAATATTCATACAAAGCCAAAGGCAATGACTGGGTTGTTTACCGATGGGAGTATTCCGGGAACATTTGCACTGGAGAGAAAGTGTACCAGTCATCCGACCGTGAACAGGCGAGAAAGGAATGTTTTCGCCTGAACGGATGGAAATATAAGGAACCTTCTCCGGTGAGGCAAGTAGTATATAAAAGTAATTTAGGCTGGGAAAACATGCCGGGGTGGTTGAAGTTCGTTGTGATCATAAAGATAAATCCGCATTTGAATGTTCCGGTGACGGATGAAGCCGGGGTATTGAGCAAGATGCGGGATGAGATTGCGGAAGCGATAAGGAGTCAACGGGTGCGGGTGCCTGTCAGGGTGGAGGTTCGGGAGGATGAAGGTAAAATGGGATTGCTTGTGATACGGTCCGGACGTGGACTTATCTCAATATATGTGAAATAAAAGCTCAAATTAAGAAAAATAAATGAACATCGGATTAATCGACGTTGACGGTCACAACTTCCCCAATTTCGCTCTTATGCGTGCATCTGCTTATCATAAAGCGAGAGGTGATCAAATAGAATGGGCTACTCCTTTCAACAAATATGATAAAGTTTTGGCAAGCAAGGTGTTTACATTTACTCCTGATTTCAACTATCTGACATTACAGACGGATGTGGTCGAAAAAGGAGGTACAGGCTATGGTATTACCAGCAGGTTCCCTGAAGAGATAGAAAGAAGCACATTGATGGATTATTCTATTTACCAACAATATCATTTTTCTATCCAGTTCTTCTCACGCGGTTGCATCCGTAAATGCCCGTTCTGCCTTGTTAGTGAAAAGGAAGGACAGATTCAATCTGTAGAACCTGTTGACTTGAATTCTCAAGGTAAATGGATAGAAGTACTTGATAACAATTTCTTTGCCAATCCGGAATGGAAATTTGCTATAGATTATCTTTTAAAAACAGGACAACCAGTTAAACTGCATGGAGTAGATGTTCGGATCATGGATGAAGAACAAGCTTATTATTTGAATAAATTGAGAATAAACCAGTCGATACATATTGCATGGGATTTGCCTCAATTAGACCTAACAGACCGATTGAAGGAGATGATCAGGTATGTGAAACCTCGTAAGATTGTATGTTATGTTTTGGTAGGCTTCAATTCAACAATTGAACAAGACATGTTTCGGCTTAATACACTAAAGAGTTTAGGAATTACCCCATTTGTTCAACCATATAGGAATTTCTCAAATACAAGAAAGCCTAAACAATACGAGCTAGATATAGCGAAGTGGGCCAATAGAAGATGGTTATTCAAGTCATTTGATTTCGCCGACTTCTCACCACGCAAAGGATTTAAATGTGACTATTATTTAAAATAATTAGTGAACTGATAAAGAAAGAAACGGGGCGGGTTAAACGGTATCATTGCCCGCATTAAGAAGATACCTTGTGTGCCTGCACCAGTGTTAAGGTTTTCACAAAACCAAAGGATGGCAGCCGGGAAAGACCGGCATTTATAATATTCAAAAAGAATAGATATGAGTCATTTGATGAAAATATTATTATCGATAATTAGCCAAGTGCTTCTCTATTACTGATAATTGGTAATACATATCTTCGAGCATAGCTTGCTCGTAACCTGTTAGCCCTTTTCCCGAGTTCTTTTTAGACTCTAACGCTTGAATTTGCAATTTTATAGATTCTCTATTTCTAAGTAAAATATTAATGTCGCTCATAAATTAAAATATTAATGGGTTTATGTCGCAAATATACAAATAATTATGATAATAGCATGGTTTTCTTGCGGTGTAACATCCGCAGTCGCTTGTAAGATAGCACTTAGCCTATACGATGACGTGCGGCTTTACTACATAGATACTGGCTCTGGGCATTCGGACAACGCTCGTTTTCTATCTGATTGCGAAAGATGGTACGATCAGCCTATTCATACAATACGAAGCGACAAATATACCTGTGTTGCTGATGTATTGCGAAAGGGATATATCAACGGGGCTCATGGCGCAGCCTGTACACTCCAATTAAAGAAAGTGGTTCGGTATAAGTTGGAACGTGAACTTCAACACTGGGACGGGCAGGTATGGGGATTTGATTACGATCCGAAAGAAATAAATCGGGCCATCCGGCTAAAACAACAATATCCAGACACAAAGCCGCTGTTTCCGCTTATTGAAAAGCAGATAACAAAAACTGATGCTATGGGGATGCTTTGGAAAGCCGACATTGAAATTCCTGCCATGTACAAGATGGGTTACAATAACAACAACTGCATCGGCTGCGTGAAAGGCGGTATGGGTTACTGGAATAAGATACGGAAGGACTTCCCAGAAGTGTTTGCTCAAATGGCGCAGATTGAACGAGATGTAGGTGCAACATGCCTAAAGGATAAAGACAGGCGCATTTTCTTGGACGAACTACCAACGTGGAGAGGAAAGCCAGTGGAAGAGATTATACCGGATTGTTCTCTTATCTGCCAAATTGAATTTCAAGAGATAATCGACAGACAGGTAGAACGAGTCTTGAAAGGAGACATTTGTATTAATGATACCGTTTGAAGAAATTTAGAATGGCATGAAAATGGTTAAACCTAAGTGATTATCTATTAGATATTCCAAGCATTTTTCTAAATAAGTATTCTATATCTTCAATAATTAAAGGCAATTCTTCTTGTATTTCTGTGGTGATCTTTCTACTGGATTCCATGTGTCTTTTTACTAAAAAATTATTTTGAAAGTTTCTTATTTCTGCTTTATAGTTTTCGAAGTCTTGCGCTTTGTTTATATATTCATTCATAAGGTTTTCTATTCGGTTGCATAAAGAAAGTGGAAGGAAAATGCGATTAGGATAAAAGAAATCTTTTAATGCCAAATATGCACTATTTAAGTTTTCTAATCTTTCTTGTTCCTCTTTCTTCCAATCGTTTTCAACTAAGTGACTTCGCATGGTGAAATTCGTAATTGCAGTGGAAAAACGAATAAGTTTTGAATATAATTCTTTAATGACATCAGCTTGCAAATTGAATATTTTAGTATATTTATGTTGTGATTTATACACTTTGTAGCTGATTATTGTATTGACAATGAAAATAATAAATAAAATTACTAATGTTGCTATAAGCCCTATATTATCAAGTGAATAATCAATTATTTTATCCATAATGTGTTTTTTATATCCACAGCAAAGTTAATTTAATATTTAATAATATCAATGTAGTAATGAAGAAAATTATAACAATAAAAATGGAGGTGGACACAAACCACCCAACCCGTGAGGAATGGCAGAAACAAAAAGACTTTGTTGACACAGAGATAGACGACATTCTCGATCATATACGTGACTTTACTCGTCCGTATAAAAAAGAAGTCGGCAAATCACCAAGTAAGGCAACCACATATAGTGTGACTATTCAAAATGTTAAGTAACGCTCAATACAAGAAAGATATGAATAAGAAAGAAGTAATTAAAATGGCAGAGAAATATTCAGGTAGAACTATTTCACAAGTAGATTACATGGCAGGATTTCAAGCCGCTTGCAACATTGTAAGAGAGAAACTTGAAACTTGCTATAACGAAGATTTTTGCGATGCGATGGAAGAACTTGCGCAGGTTGCATATATGGATTTATCTTTTGATGATTAATGTAAATTAAGCAATTATGAATGAAATTGAAGTAGAGAGATATGCTGATAATGGCGAGTATAGCCATTCAGAAATAATAAGTCTAGATACTGGAGAATTTATCTGCTTCGTATGCCCTATTTGTGGCGGACGTTGGGATAAGAAAGATGAAGTGATTTATGATAACCATACTTGTTCAAAATAAAGTAGAAAAACTAATATTATGGAAAAAGTAACAGTAAAAATCGAATTGGACAGAGATGATATCTCTACTATGGTACGTCTTGCCGGAAGTAAGTTAACAGATGAGCAATGGGATAAGATGAAGGGTAAAGAATGCATAATAGGTGATGAATAATTGGGAGATCAGACCCTACAAATGAAATTGGCTTTTGGTGGTTTTGCTTTCTATAAATTGCTCAAAGATGAATCATGATGAAAAGAGCAACATTTAAACATAGGCTTGCCAGGTACAGAAGTAAACTCAAATACGAGTTAAATCCGGGTGGGGAAAAATGGGATAGCGTCCTTTTCCGTAAACTTCTTCGTGAAAGCCGGAATCTAAAATATAGAAGATGGTCAAACAAGAACTTTATATACATCAATCCTCTTGGGGTCAAATCTTTTCTAAGATAAAAGAAGAACACGAGTAAAAGTATGTTTAAACGGTGTTTAAACGGTATAAAAAGCCGATTTAAACACCGTTCTTATTAGTCTATCCAGTATTTTTTTGAGGTCGGTTTGATTGTCACGTTATCAATCACACCTTCGGCCGCATAGGTACGACGGCGTGAAATGGTACACGTAAAAGTAAGCAGGTGATAGTTAAAGTAATCGGTCGAAACCGGGCGTTCTCCTTTGAGGGTAAGTGTGGAAGTCTCACAGGTGGAAAGATCTTCAAGAAGATTACTGACCGTTTCGTAGTAATCTATCTTCTCCAAACCATCGGGAGAATCTGCCAGGCTATCTGTTTCAGATGTCGGGTCGGTCAGTACATGCACTTCAAGTGTAAGCTGTCCCTTGCGCATGGTTCCGGCTTTCTCCCAATCTATAGAGTAGTCGATAAATAAAGCGGGGGTGGTAAATTCAAAATCATCCGGTGATTCGGGCTGTCCGTTATACAGGTCTATAAATGCAGGGGCATAAAGGTTTAATGCCGTAAATGCCTCAATGGTTTCAGGCTGGCGGAATAGCTGCTGTATGGATTTATATAGTTGTTTCATAAAAAAATGCGTATTTGATTGTTTATTAGAATATTATTTGTACTTTTGTACCAGTAGGCATGCGTGCCGACTGAGCCTTCGGCGGTTATGCGGTATTTTACCGTTTAATCGCCGATTGTGTTTTTATATTCCTCACACAACAGGCTACCGTCCGAGTTGATGACAATTGCTCCTTTAAGGGATGTTGTCTCCAGTTTTCTGATAATTGTCTTACGAACACCTTCAACACCTTCGGCCTGCGTACCGGACAGCTTGATAATTGCGTAGTCGGCTTGCCTGGCGGCTTTCTCCAGATGTGGGGCTATATGCTTTCCGTTCCCTTCCAGCCGTTTGAAATCCGCTACCCATTGCTTTTTACCAAATACGAGAACGGCATCGGCATTCTTGTTCTTATCATGAAATTCCCAGCCATCGGGATAGAATTTATCCTTTAGCATACTGTCTTTGGTATGGATGTCCGGTAACAGGTTGGCTTCTGTCAGATCGGTTTTTATGGCGGCGAGGTCGGCAAGCACTTCTATGTTTCCGCGCAATTCTTCCACGCCGTGCATGACGTGCTGGTGTACGGGGACGTTTCTGCCTCCGGCTTGTATATGAAAGTCAAGATAGCCGTTTTCAGGCGGAAGATAGGCGATAGCCTTGCGTATTTCACCACCGGGGATGTCCGAATAATACGGATGTCCTTTAGGGAAGATCAGTCCGGTTTCTCCGCAGTTGGTACGGAATAACGGGTCTATGACAGGAAGGGTGTAAGTATTAGCCGGACTTTCCTGCGTATCATCATCGGGAACCTGTATGGCTTCACATCTACAATTCCAACCGTTTGGCGGATAATAGGTACGCCAAAACGGGTCGTCTATACGCTTGGTTACTCCATTGAGAATACGGTGTTCGTCACGGACACTGTCATCTCCGGCTGTCTGGTAACGGAGGAACGGGAACATATCCTTTTGCGCCTTAAACTCCTGCCATCGCGCTGATTGTGTGGCGGTGGCAATACAGGTATCATATTCAGTTTGAAGCCATGTGACGTTGAACTTCTGATTGATAACAGCAACCTGTTCCTTAAAGTCGGGAAAAGAACGCAGGGCACCTTCTTCATCGCGCATGGCCTCGGTGATGGTGCGGAGCTGCTGATAATTTTTTGCGGCTGAAAAACTGAATACGTTCTGCGTGAGGCGGGTCAGAGTTTCAATATCAGGAGTATACCAATCCACTGAAACAAAGTCGCTGCCGTAGCCTTCGTACACACCGGCAAGCAAGGTGAGTGCAGTAGATGAAAGCAAATCGGGGTCATGGTTTATCCCCTTCTTCCGGTTGTATATACTAGCGCACAGGCCTGCGATCTCATCGGCGAAGTCGGGTAATTCATGACCTTGCGCGACTGCGCCGGTAACCGGAGGATACAGGAAGGTAACCGGGGGAATTTCATGCATGTTGCCGGGGCATACCTCACGGGAGGTTGCCCCTACTGAAAATTTGCAAGAAATCCTCCAGGCTTTCCTTCGGATTTGTTTCCGGTCGGGAGTGCGGTTTGTACGGGTGCAACCGGGTCGCCTGTTATGGGGATATTGAATGTCTTGCTAATCCATTTTGTCGGAATGGGATACCCTTTGTCCAACAGGCGGGTGACTATTTCGAAGTAATCTTTAAGTGCCAGCTTCACGCTTGTGTCGAATATGAATTCGTCGGTTTCGGGATTGACATCCCATCCTACGGCTTGCATGATACGCAGAAGCTGACCGTTCACGGTGAAGGTAACAATGCGCTGATCGGCGGCGGCAATCTTCTCATCAAGGTTGCGCTCATGGACTTCGGATTGCGAGCGCGATGCTCCATTGTCAGAGATCATCGTGCCTCCGGTGATAGGCTTGCCGATCTCGGTGTTGATACGTTCTATTTGCTTGTCATAAACCTGATAGGCGTCACTTCCGGCAAAGGGTTTGATGTCTATCGTTGTTCCTTCGGGAAGGACGGCCTGGGCAGCTTCTCCGAGAGCGGAAAGCATGGTTTCTATCTTGTCAATGTCTCCCTGCGACGTTTTATTGGTGGTAGCAGTAAGAAGGGGCTGTCCGTACTTCTCGGAAAAGTCGGCCCATGATTGCTGGGCATTCCGCTTCCAGATCAACTGTCCGCAGATGTTTGCCATCAGTCCGATATCCGAAGGCTTGCCGACATGAATAAGACTGTTCTCGTACCCGGTTGCATAAGAGATCCCGGTAGTCGCATTGACTTCGGGCAACACCATGGAAAAGAGCGGAACGAGATTACGGCGCGGAACAAGACTGAACTGCATTGTAACAGGGTCGGACAGTTCCAGCAAGGTGTAACCGTAGTAAGGTGACTCCAGGACATCCTCCATAAAGTTGTAAAACCATTCGGTTTTGAAGAGCTTGGTTTTCTCTTCATTGACTTCCCCCGTGGCGCGGTCGATGATAGAGAAGGGGGAACACAGTGTCGCCGCCTTGCGCAATTCCACCTGTGATATGAAGTGCCCGTCATCTTTCAGGTTGTCATATAAATCCTGAATAAGATACAGGCGCGGCGTGTTGATGTCTCCGGCAAGTTCTAGGGCCTGCCGCCATTTGCGTATTTCCGCGCGTGTGCGGTCCTTGAATTCACTGACTATTTTTGCCACAATCATATCGGGCTGTTTTGCGGCTGTTTTTACGCTTTTATTTTTTCGTTTGGTATTCATACGTCTTTGTTGCTTTTAATTCGATTTAAACACGCTTAAACGCAATAGCGAGTGCGCTAGTACTTGTTGTTATTAGGTTTGTAAAGTGAGTATATGCGTACATCCCCTTTATACTCGTCGGTGGGGAGTTGCGGAAGATCGGTGGGTGTCTCTCCGCTGCCTACGCTGGTGAGCCATGCCAAGGCGTCGTCATAGCGTATCTTACGATGCTCCGGCGTCTGTTTGGGAGCTTTCTTGCTCCATAGGTGGTAAATAGCCAGGTCGATGGTAATCATTATGATATAATCGTCCCGCTCGTCTCCGGCAGCCGAAAAGAGGGTGTTACAGTCATAGCGTCCCCCGATGTATTTACGTATCTGGGATATGGCGAACTTTTCAGCTTTCAGAATAGCCGAGCGTTCATCCGTGTTGTCCAAAAGGCGCAATATCTCACTGCGCGCCTGTACTTCGTAATCTGATTCTTGTATGAAATTTGCCATATTTAATAACAGTTTTTTGATTTCGCACGACGTTCTCCCCTGCTCTTGGTACGGGGTTTGAATTTCTCTACGAATGTGATCTTGTTTAGTTTTGATTCAGCTCCATGCCACGCGTCCGGCCCGTCATCGTTTGCCTGTGAGCCGCGCTCGAAGGCAAGGAACTGGTCTACAAGAGTTATAAAGTCAGGATTTGTCTGCTCGGCAATGTTGAATATGACGTTGTGGCGTTCGAAGAATCCGGCAGTGGACTCAATACGGTCGTATTTGTCAGACTTGCCGCGCTTGTCAGCTACAACCGGGACGTGATATCCACGCTCGTCACCTTCAGTATCGAAGTCGTTTACAAATTCGTCCATAGCGAACAGTCCTTCAATATAGTATGAGATATTAAAGCGACTGAGTTTCTTATCTTCGTAGAAGTCGTAGAGCCATTTCGCACATTTGGTACGGGAGCCACGGCGGAGATAAACCGCAATTATATGATATTGCCGACCTGTTTTGCCCACCAGCATCATCGCCTTGTAGTCTCCTGCCGCCTTGTAAGACAAGTCACCATAGAAGCATAAGCCGTCATATTCTTTTAACGGAAGCATTTGCCCCCAGATTATGTCCTCGTGCTTGAACACCGCACCATCCTGAATATGGACGTGCATATACTCACGCATGAATGAACGGTATGGCGTGTCATTGAACTTTGCGCGCCAATATTCCGCACTGTTTTTTTCCGGCCATTCCGGTTCAAAGCTGTTCAGGTTCTTCACCGCGCATACCCGCGAAATATAAAAGTTGGATTTTCCCTCATCCTGATCGGCCTTCTGTATGCCCTGTAGAAAAAGTTGTCTCAGCCGGTTGGTTATACTGTTCTTGTGGAAGTTATTGTTTGCATAGACAAACCGGGTGGTACAGTCCCCGTCAGTATCAAAGCAGCCCCACACGTCCTCTGTGATGAACTCGACGGACTCGCGCATGAGTTTATCGTTGTTAACGTGTCGTTTGTTGTCTACGTCGTCCACTACAATGTAATCGGGGCGGTTTTCGCTTTCGCGTGCTCCGCGGGGAGATTGCCCGAATCCCAGAGAAGTAAACTTAACGCCGTCAGTAGTGGTGAAATCGCCATCCGCCCAGTCTCCGAACTTAAACCGGTATCCGTAATCGTTTATTATACGCTGGTTGTATTGTAATTGCGCTTGCAGGGATGACAGCAGCTTCCTGGCTTTCGGCTCCGTCTCGCCGATGAGCAGCATGTATTTCATGTCGTTCATTGCAAGATAAAGGAAAAGAGGAATACCCATATCGATATGCACGGATTTTGCGGCGGAACGATACCATTCAGCCAGGGCGCGGATGTGCCGGTTCTTTATGATCTCTTTTGCCAGCCTTCTATGAAACCATGCGCATTTTTTCTTTGCGTAGTTGGGAAAATAATACTCAAACCATTTGATATAATCCGCTTCAAGTGCTTTTATACGGCGTGCCTTGTCTGTCGGGCTTTCGTTTATCCTGATGCTGGTAGACTGTGCAATGCGCCGGCAATGCTTGTCGTAGTCATTTAATATTTTATCGTATTTTACTGACATATAATGCTTTGATTAATCACGATTCAAGCGTGATGCGGTACTGGAGGAATAGTTTATGCCATCGTGTGAACTGGATTGCCTGTGCCGGTTCCTGCTCCGCCATCCAGTTGTCGAATTCACGGAATACATCCATGACGGTACGCACATTTATCTTTTTGTCAAGCTGGTCGATGGCAGACATGATTTTGCTGAGCTGGTCGGCTTTTACGTTTGATTCCTGTCCCAATGCCAGTTTCTCCGCTTCTTTTAAAAGCAGTTCTTTGATTTTGAGCGGGGTGAGTTGCGCCTCCGTCTTCCGGTCATCCCATGACTTCTCGCCGCCACGCCCTTTTTTCCATCGGCTGACGGTCTGTTCCGTAATACTTAAATTTTCAGCGATTTCGCGCCCGGTGAGTCCGAGGCGGATATACATATCCTCGGCTATCTCACGTTTTTTTTCGTTTGTTATCTCTGCCATACCTACCTTATTTTTAGACAAAGATGCAATGACAAAAAATGAAAAAGAAGAAAGTGTTCAAGCCTTAAAACATACAGTTCAAGGGGTGTACAGATAGTTGTGAAGGTGAAAAAAGGAGATTATGTTTGCTGAAAAATAAGCGACACGATGGGAAAAAGGAAGATTGGTAAGGTGAAGTTGTACGGTGAGATTTATCCGTATTCTGAAAATTCGGCAGCAGAGTTTATCACCCGATTTGATGCAGCGTGCAAAGATGTTGACGAAATGGAAGTGCTGGTGCATACACAGGGAGGTGACGTGATGGAAGGAACGCTGATCTATAATCACATTAAGGGATGCGGTATCCCGGTTAATGTGGTAATCGTCGGAGTGTCGTGCTCTATGGGGACTATCATAATGATGGCGGCCAGCAAGGTTTATATGTGTGAAAACTCCTACCTGATGGTTCATGCTCCGCAAGGCGGATGCTTTGGAACAGCGGCGATGATGGAAAAAGCCGCCAAGGGACTCAGAGGCATGGAGAAGAATTTTAAGAAAGTGTATGCTGCCAAGACGGGAAAGACTGAAAAGGAGATTGAGGATTTATTGGTAGGTGATAACTGGTTTACAGCGCAGGAAGCGGCGGAGGCAAAATTAATAGACGGTATCGTGGCTCCGATAGCTACAGATGTGACGCAATCCGCGGAGGAACTAAAGACGCAAACGCCCACTGCGCTGTATCACCGGTTTTCGGCTTGTCTAGACAAAGCAGATAGTAATAATCATAAAAACGAGAGTAAAATGGACAAAGAGGGATTGATTAAGGATTTGGGACTGACAGGAGTAACGGCACAAAGCACGGAAGAGGAGATAGAAGCCGCAATAAAAACTAAGCTGGCGGCAGAGAAACAGCGTGCGGATGATGCGGAACGTACCAACAAAGAGGCGGAAGCGAAGCGGATTACAGACGCTGTGAATATGGCAATAGACAGCAAGAAGATTGTGGCGGAACAGAAGGAACTGTATGTAGGTATTGGAAAGAAAACGGGTTACGATTCTCTTGTAGCCGTGTTGGGAGGCATCAAGCCGGCACCTTCGCTGGTAGATGTAACAAGAGGTGGCGCGCAGGCTCATGCGGGTACCCGTTCGGATTGGAAATGGGAGCAATGGCAGAAGGAAGACCCGCGCGGACTGGAGGCGATGTCCAAAGATGATCCGGAAAAGTTTAAGGCACTCTATGAGGGGGCGTTCAAATAACAATAATTTAAGTAGAAACAAGTTGATTTTTTAAGGAAGATGAGAAAGATGACAGGGAGAATTATCACGGCTTCGGTAGGCGTGGTGGTAAGTTTGATTATGGGTTGTTTAATTGCCCTTTGTTTAGACATCCCCATGTGGGTGGGAGCTGTGTGCATGGTGGCTGTAGCTGTGGCTGCAAGTTTTATCCGTCTGCCTAACGGACTGCGTGCAGGAGTGTATGTTGAGGTGTGGACGCGTCAGGTGGTGGAACACTACACGCATGCGATGGAGGGGACATTCCTTGACGGGATACCGGACTTCAGTCAGTACTCGGAGAATGACGTAATACATTTGAGTGATGTTTCCGGTGACCCGACGGTACTTGTTGATAATACGACATACCCGCTTGATATAGAGGAACTGGAAGATGGTGATGTGTCTATTAAATTAAGCAAGTTTGAGACGAAACCGACACAGGTCACCGACGATGAATTATACGCGCTTGCTTATGACAAGATGGCGCTCGTCAAAACGCGGCATGGCGATAAGTTGAGTGAAGGTATGTTGGATAAGGCTATTCATGCTTTTGCCCCTTCGGAAGACACAACAGAAACTCCGGTTCTGACTACTTCGGGAGACCCTGACGAGGATGGACGTAAAAAGCTGGTACGCGCCGACATCATCAAATTACGCCGACAACTGGATAAACTGAAAGTGCCTAAAAAAAAACGTCGGCTGGTATTGTGCAGCGATCATGTCAATGACTTGCTGGAAGTAGATCAAAAATTCCAGAATCAGTATCATGATTACACTACAGGGGTTATCTCCAAGATGTACGGGTTTGAAATCTATGAGGCCGCGAATTGTCCGTTGTTTGACAGCACGACGAAAAAAAGGAAAAGTTTCGGAGCCGTGTCGGGCGCAAACGACTATGAGGCATCCGTGTTCTTCTATGTTCCGAGAATGTTCAAGTGCAAGGGCAGTAATAAGATGTATTACAGCAAGGCGGAGACTGACCCGATTTACAAACGTAACATCGTGAGCTTTACCGCGCGATTTGTAGCACTGCCTCAGAAGAAAGAGAAGGCTGTGGGTGCGATTGTGTCGGTAAAAGCATAAGAGAGCGTTTAAACGGTATTTAAACAAGGGAAACGGGAGTGGTATTCCCGTCTCCTGATAACAAAAAAGATATGGCAAAGAAGGACAAGAAAGCGGAGATGCAGCGTCTGTGTGAGGAACTTGGCGTTGACACGTTGTACTACAACACGAAAGGGGAGTATTTTACAAACGAGAGTTATGCGCGTATCAGTGAGGGTGGCGACAAGGAAAAAGTGGGCATCTACGAACGCGAGAAAGAAAAACCGGAAGTGGTTAATACTACAGAGGATGAGTAACAGGGTAAATATCAGCAAAGGGAAGGTCGGCAGAAGCGTGCTGGGCAGTTACGAGAAGATATCGGGACTGGCGGGATACTTCGGAGCAGTGGGCAGCGGCAAGACGACGCTGGCAGAAGGTGAATATGCGTTATTGGCGGCTGCGACGGATATGGCAGCCTATGGCATCAGCGAGGCGGCTAATCCGCTTTTGTATCACCATATTTCGGAATATTTCCGTATAGGTGGAAAGGGCGCGCAGTTATACGTACTGAATGTGAGGAAGGTGGAGAATGCCGGCTTTGCGGAACTGGTTGCGGATAAAAGCGTTCAGCGGATGATTGCGGGTACGGATGGTAAGATATTCAATCTGGGATTTGCCTATGTTCCCGCTGATGCTTCCGCTGTCGTGGACGGGTTGCCTGCCGAGATCGTTCCGGCCATCAGAGCAGCCCAGAAGCTGGCAGACTGGACGCAACAAACAAACAGACCTGTACACATTGCCCTTGAATGTGCGGGACTCGGCAATGTAACAGCGGGCACGATGCTTGATTTGCGTGACTTGCAGACGGACGGCGTACCGACGGATTGCCCGCAAGTATCGGTCATGATCGGACAGGATTGGGATTTTGCGGAAACGCTGAAAGGCAGCCAGCAGAAGTATGCCGACATAGGTGTGTTGTTGGGATGCATGGCTGTTCAGCCTGTATCGTACAATATCGGCGAGGTAGCTACGATGATGCTGACGGATGCGAACCGGGGAAATTGGGTGAATGCGGGATTTTCCTCACATGAGAAGGTGAAGGAGAAAGAGAGCGAACTGGACGGATTGAACCGTAAAGGATATATTTTCGGTGAATATTACTCCGGTGTGGTGTGCCTGAATGATGATCATGTTTGCGCGCGGATTATGGAGGATAAGGACGGCAATATGAGTGAAAGCACGATTGCTCTCAGCCGGACGAATTGCAAGGTAATGAGGGAACTGTACGCCGCTTATTTGACAAAAGTAAAAAGCACTGTCCCTGTAGACCCGAAAACGGGGAAAATGGGAACAGGTACAGTGAAGTATTTTGAGGACATCGGTAACGATGTGTTTAGCAACATGGCGGCGCGTCAGGAACTGTCAGGCGGAGAAACGGAAGTAGACGGTGACAGTAACCTGATGATTGGCGAACGGGTGTTGAAAGTGTTTTTTCGATGGGTGCCAATGGGGTGCATTGGAAGCATCGACGGGACGGTGAATATTAAAACGTCAATTTGAGTATGAAGATACGTAGAGATGGAAAAGCCTATGACGGTGCGGATGTTACCGTTTTTGCTCTTGGACAATTTTGGGAGGAAGTAACTGAAATCGACTACACTACGACGCAGGAGCATCAGAAAAACTATACGCTTGGATCGCACAGGGCAACTAGCTGGAGCCAGGGAAAGATTGATGACACAGGCAGTATTACTATGATGATGAATCAGGCGGTAGCGATTGAAAACGCCTGCGGCGGTGACTTGCTGAGCATCAAACCGTTTCCCATCAATGTGACGTTCGCGGACGGATTCAATCAGATAGTCAACGATACGATCCTGGCGAAGTTTCAGGGGCAGGGACGAACCGTAAATACAGAAATGGGATTGAGTAAGCAGTACGAGTTGTTTGTGCTGGAGGTGAAGTATAACAGAGTTTAGGAAACAGTTAAAACATTTAGAAAGATGGAAATTACAAATGAGTTTATTGAGAGCAAGAAAAATGAGTTTCCCGGCTGCAAGATTGCCGGAGTGACATTGATGGCCAGTGATGAGAAAAGCGTAGCACTGGAGGTTCTGGTGCGCAGTCCGAACAGACAGGTTATCAGCGAGGCTGAGAAGTGGGAAGCGACGAATCCGGGGAAGGCCAAGGAAATATATGTCAAGAACTGTTTGCTCACGGATGTCGAGAAGGTAATGGCGGATGATAACCTCTTCTATCAGGTGTATTTTGCCATCTCTGATCTGCTCCCTTTTCAGAAGCCCGAAATCAGGATATTATAGAGGGGTGCCCGCCCCTGCTGGATACGGTAAATGTTGACTACGTGCGAAAGTACAACGCTTTGATGAGCTTTTATTTTCATATTCCGTATCCGGAAGGACTGCCTGATGAGATTTGGGCGGAAAAGGTAAGACAGATTGAATGGCTGGCCCGAAAGGGTCTTTTAGGAGTGAAGGTTGAAGAATAATATTGTGCAGGGGTATGAGATATACAGTTGATTTGATTTTACGCTATCAGAGCGCTTTCGGTTTTGTCGGGGGAACATTGACAGGCGAACTTGAAGGTCTGATCAATAGGAGCATTTTTAAGGCCGGCATAGATTATAACGAGGCGCGATGGAAGGCCGAAAGCCTGAACAGGGGAGAAAAGACGCTTGATGCAAGCCTGTATGCTCCGACTGATTGGCATTGGGCGGAAATGACGTTGACATATGAAAAACAAAAGATGAATTTTGCCATCGGCGGGTTGACATCGGAAACGAAGGATGTGTTTGCTCCTCCTCCTCTTATGCGCTTTAGAAGAACAAAGAACATCACCGTAACGGTGGTGGATGGCGGTGACGAAGCGGAAATAGTAGAAAATTTCGGGGTAAACAGCTGGGATATTGATCTGAATGGTCTGCTGGTGGATATGGACGAACATGGATATCCGGGAGCAAAGGTTCGTCAGATTGCCAGGTTCTTTGAAATCAATGATGTGATTGACGTGGCATGTCCGCTGTTGCTGGACATGGGCATCCGGTCGGTCTATTTCAAGGAACAGTCATTTGAGCCTGTCGAGGGATTTCCGGACACGGTGAAGTATTCGCTGACGGCTAAAAGCATCAAGCCTGCGCTGTTTTCTCTAATTTAATCAAAGATATGCTGTATTTAAATCTGTGTTCACGGCTGACTATCGAGCCGCAGACGGGGCGTAAAGTTGTATTGGACCGTATTTCATCAGCTGAGATCAGCAAGACGGTGGAGGTACTCGGAGATAAGGCTACAGTGGTGATTCCCAAGCGGTATGGAGACGGGAAGGATGAGTTGACATCTTATATTTCAACAGGTGACAAGGTACGGCTGGAACTGGGGTATAATAGGGATTTAAAGATTGAGTTTGAAGGATATATACGTGAGATTGAAAGTGGATTCCCGATGAAATTACACCTGGATGATGAAACGTTTCTCATGCGGTCGAATTCGTTTGTAAAGTCGTGGAAAACCGTAAAGCTGAAGGAAGTGCTGGAATATATTGCTCCAGGATATGAAATAGACTGCCATGACGCGGAGCTGGGTAAGTTCCAGATAGACAATCAAAGCACGCTGACAGTGCTTCGGGCATTAAAGGAACAGTACGGCTTTTATTCGGCTATCAGGGGAAAGAAGCTGGTATGCAAATTTAAGTATGAGATAGTGGAAGCAAAGCAGGTACATGTGTATAATTTTTCAAGGAATGTGAAGAAAAGTTCGCTGAAATATAAGCGGAAGGAGGATAAGAAGATACGGATTAGGGCGGTGGGTTATAACCGCGATGGCAAGAAGATAACGGAGACGGTGGGCAATAAAGAACATGCCGTGACCGTTAAAACAATGAGTTTTACAAATAAAACGGCAAAGGAGTTACGGGAACTGGCACTGGCTGAATACAAACGGGTTTGTTTTGACGGATTTGAGGGAAGCGTGACGGGGTTTGGGGTCCCATTGACAAATGCGGGAGATACATTGAAAATCGTCTCTCCGCGAGAACCGGAACGCGAGGGGCGGTATTTGATAGAAAGTGTTACGGTGAGATATGGGAATGCTTATTATGAAAGGATTAACAGGTTAAGTTACAGGGTATGACAGCAGAACAGGCTTTTGGGGAAATGGTTCAGACGTTGATGCGATCAATGAAAGGTTACGTAGCGGACGCCCGGCTGAGTATTGGCAAGGTGAAGGAAGTGAATCTGGCGGAAGGTTCGTGCGATGTGGAACGTGACGGAAGTCCTGACCTGTATGATGTGAGGCTGAATGCTGTGATTGATGAAGGGATAACGGATAAGTTTACAGTGGTTCCTGCTGTGGGGAGTTTGGTAATGGTAATGTCTCTTGGTGAAGCTACGGAAGCGATGGTAGTGGCTACTTCGAAGATTGAGAAAGTGGTTATTCAGACAGGTGAAATTTCGGTTGATGTGTCTGCTGGCGGTGTGGTGATGAATGGCGGCAAGTTGGGGGGATTGATTGATATAACTAAGTTGACAGAACAGGTGAACAGGCTGGTAGATGCGTTCAACGGGCATACACATACGATTCCATCCGGTGGAATAAACACACAGGGAAGCGCGGCGGCACAATCTACAGTGACTCCGGTAACGGTTCCCGCAGTGGAACAGAAAGCGGCAAAACTGGATAAAGCGGATTATGAAAATGAAAAGGTAAAGCATTAGGGTATGAGACGGGGTATTTTGCTGGGGGCCGGCGGAGATTTGAATGTGAAAGTGGTACGGGATTCTTCCGGTCTGATTACTCAAGGGTTGGTGGTGGGAGAAAGTGATTATGACCATGTGGAATTGATAGTGGAAAGCAATCAGGGAGATTTTAAGGATTATCCGGTATTGGGGTGTGGTGAGAAATATTTGAAAAGCGTCGGGCGGATAGCGGAAATGAGGGCCGATATATTGACACAGCTGGAATTGGACGGGTATAAGGCAGATGTAAAGGTGAGCGACACGGGAGAACTGGTGATTGATGTAGAATGAAGTTAATAGAGCGAGATGAGAAAAAATGTACAGTTATGGGTAGCGGTGTTTCTTTGCATTTGTGGGGTGGTGTTGCTCTTCTGTGGTTTTTGGGTGAAGCCCACAGGCGAGATAGATAATACAGTACTTATTGCTTATGGTGAGATTTCAACTTTTGCGGGTTCGCTGTTCGGATTTGATTATGTGCGTAATACAGCGTTTAAACGCGGTTTAAACGATATTGAAAAGAGACTTAAAGACAAGGAGGAAAAAAAGGATGAATAAACCTATTTACATTGTGATTCATTGTTCTGCAACACGGGAGGACAAAGATTTTACTGAGAAACAGATTAACGAGGCGCATCTGGCGCGGGGATTCGGAAAATGGGGATACCACTATTATATCCGGAAAGATGGCAGGGTGGTTCCCATGAGGGCAGAAAACGAAACAGGAGCGCATGATAATTGCCTTGTTCTGGGTGAGAAGTTTAGTTATAACCGTTGTTCGATAGGGATATGTTATGAGGGCGGATTGGACAAAAACGGTAAAGCGAAGGATACACGGACGGAAGCTCAGAAAGCTTCGATGAAAATGCTGGTACAGGATATTTGTAAACGATATCAAATTATGGATGTGTTGGGGCATCGGGATACTTCACCTGACAAAAACGGCAATGGTGTAGTTGAAAAATGTGAGTGGCTGAAGGAGTGCCCATGCTTCGATGTAAAGAGTGAATTTTTCGCCTGGTTGCCTGCTGTAATTGTTAAGCCATGATGAAAAAAATACTGGTGTTATTGATGGCGGTTTCGCTATTCTCCTGCTCGATCAAAAAAGTAAGTACGGAACAAACGGATTATTCAAAGTTGGTGAGTGAATGGCGCGAGCTGGCTGCTAAATACGAAAAACGGACGGAGATATATCGGGATAGCCTGATAACGATGAAAGGGTTGATCGAAAAGAGCAGTAATGTGGCTGATAGTATTTCACATCTTGAAACGTCGTATGCGTTGAGCGACGCGGCTATTATGAATGGGAAGCTATATCATTCTATCGAAAATAAAGACAGTATCCCAGGGCATATGAGATTTGTGTTCATAGAGGTGGAAAAGCGTGATACATTGCTCGTTTTCAAAACAGATACCGCTTATAGGGAAAAGATAATCAAAACGGAGACGGTAAAGGAAAAAAAGCGTTTGGGGAATGAGTTTTTCTATACTTCCGGCTGGGTGCTATGGATAGTGATTCTGGGCGTTGGTATATGGTTTCTGTATAAGGTGAAAAAGAACGAGAAATGAAAATCAAGGTACTGTCCGGACAATCGTTGGTGGATATTGCGATACAGGTGTATGGCAATGCTCAGGGAGTGTTTATGCTGGCACAGGAAAACGGGCTTGGTGTAACGGATGAACTGGAACCGGGACAGATACTTTCCTATTCGCCTGATGGGGTTATTGACAAAGGGATAGTGCATCACTATGCTGTAAAAGGTATCTTTCCTGCTACAGCGGTTGTGGATGATTCAGGAGTGTTTGATGATAGTTTTGACTTAACATTTTTATAATATGGCCCGGACTATTAATGAGATTAGCCAGGAGATAAAAGAGGCGTTTGTTGCTGATGAAGTGATTCGGGAGATATATGATCTTCAGCCCGGATTACCATTCGACGGACAATTTTCAAAAGTAAGTATTGAAGCCAGGCTGATTTACGTCTTTGCATCTGGTGTTTGGTTAATGGAGCAATTATGGGGTGTATTCCGCTTCGATGTAGAGAAGAAAGTGGATGAAAGTTATGTGACTTCCCTGTCATGGTATTACCGTAAAGCACTGGAATTTCAAAAAGGGGATTCTCTGGTATTTAATGACAAAACATATTCTTTTGGATATCCGGTAAAGGACGAAAGTAAACAGGTCGTAAAGAATGTGGCTGTAAGACAGGTTACGGATGATGGGGTAACTAAGTTGAAAGTCTATTTCAGTGATGTGAACAAACAGCCGCTGACAGGCGATCTGCGTGAATCGTTTGAAAGTTATATGCGTGAGATCGGTGCGGCTGGTACACATTATCTTTTCGTCAGTGAAACGCCTGATGCTTTACGCGTGCATCTTCGAGTATATTATGATCCGCTGGTGTTGGACAGTACAGGCACAAGGCTGGAAGGGGGTGGGAAGCCTGTAGAGCAAGCGGTCGAGGCATATCTGAATTCCTTAGAATACGGAGGTACGTTTTACGCTTCAAAATTGGTGGATATAATCCAGGCGACCGAAGGTATTAAAGATGTGACCTTGGATGGGACAACATGGAAAGGAACAAAAGAGAACCGAAGGCGGATAGATGCGGATTCCGGAGCATTTGTCTATGTGAGAAATGAGAATGATGTGGTTTACTCTATTGATTGAATGTATGGAAGTTCAGTGGGATAAGTTTATTATTGAGAGGCTTCCGGTACGTTTAAGAACGGAGTTGATGAAGGCTGTTTGTCTGGCTGTTACTTTGCCTGTAGTTCAAATATATAATGAATTCAGGATATGGAAGAAACGGATGGATATAAAGGCGGGAGGAAGTCCCCAGGTGTGCATGCTGCAAAAGATAGTGAAGGATACGCTGGATATTGATCTCATTATTTCGGAAGGTAACGGAAAACCTGTTGATTTCATTATTCATACGTCATTTACCGATGTAGACAAGGAAAGGCAATTATTCGCATTGCTGGACAGGTATAAATTGGCTGGGAAATCATATATGTATGAAAATGCGGAGGTGGAGTATTCACAACAGTGGAGCGGTTTCGTTTGCGAAAGACAAACGCTGCTTATTCAGTGGCAGGGGTATGTTTGCGAAGTTAAGACTAGAGAAGTAAACTATATATCGGCAAGAATAAACAATAACCGCATATATGTGAAACTGGATTATCCTCCCACAAGTGACATCCGCGTAACCTATGCCATTTACCGGGATAATGGAAACGGGGGAATTGAAGTAGTATGCAGTGCTGACTTTCAGATACAGAAAGGAGAGAAAAACGAACTTTCAAAAAGTTGGAACGGTTCAAGCAATCCTCTTGAAATTGAGGTACGGCAGGACGTTTATAGAGACGATTATTATATATACACAACACGATGGCAGTAATATACACAGGTATGCAGCGCGCGACCGAACTCATGATTGATAAGACAATCGCGGGTGGTAGCTTGGAGGGATATCCTCGTACTTATCGTTTAGGCGATTCTTTCGGAAACCATGTAGCAATGACAAATATACAGTTGGCAGAAATGCCCATTGTGGATTATCAAAGTAGACTGGCAGCTTTTAAAACGTATGTGGAGAGTGTGGAGACAGGGGTGACTATCAATTTAGATGGTGCATATCGTGAGAATTTAACTGAATGCCCAATTAATAGGTGAGAATATGAGTGATGCATTAAGAAGCAGGGCGGAAGGGGTTCGTGATGAGACAAAAAAGCGTGCGAATACCGCTGAACGAGTGGGTTCGGTATTGGTTGATATCGTTACTGAATTAGATGAATTGTCAAAGACGGTTACTGGAGAGAAAGGACTGGAAAAGAAGGTAGACGAATTGGCTGAAAAGGTAGAGGCACTGAGTAGGAAACTAGACGAATTTATGGGTTTTACCTATATAGAAAGTATTGATTTTCCCGCCGAAGGTGGTACGGTCAAAATTGGAGTAAAAACAACTTGTAAAGAATGGGAGGTGACATGATGACAAGAACATAACAACACAACATTAGTTCTAAAAGAACTTAGGACAATAAGCCGGAAGACGGCTAAAGGGGAATTATAATACATAGTAGATAATAAGTATTTAAAACATAAATAATATGGCAAAATCAGCATGGTGCACAGTGAATCCTATGTCAGGGAAAGAGAATGCATCGATTAATGTTACATTACCCGCATATACGGGACGTCTAGCGCGTAACACAATCGCTACAGCAACAAACAAAAATGGAACGAAGCCTTCTAAAGCTATCACAGTAAATCAAGCGGCAGCAGGAAACATTCTAACTCTTGATGCTACTAAACCGGACGTGGCAACAGCAGGAGGAAGCGTCACTGTAAACGGAACATCTAATAGTTCTAAATTAAATTGGTATATAGGAGTAAAACCTGTAGGAGGACTTGGTGATAATTATATAACTCTGGATATTCCGGGACTTTCTGCTGTGGTAAAGGTCAACAACACCGCTATCGTGAAGGATACTGTTATCACAGGGGACCCGGGCGCAAATGGAGCGTATAATTTAGTTAGTACTCTTACTATTCCCACTTCTCCGTTTCCGATAGATATGGTTCTTAGAATTTTATTTATAGGCGACGGGGGCGAAGCTGGACAAAAAGGCTGTACCATGACGTGGAAAGCGGGTGCATCAACGATCAGCGTTGATAAAACAAGTCTGAACTTTACAGCATCAGGCGGCACGCAAAAGGTAAATATCACATCCAATGACGAATGGGAAATTTCCTAGCATAACAATAGGATAGAGGGAAATATCCTCTATCCTTCTTATTTTAATTAAGACACACTCCACTCGTCGTTTGACGTAATGTTCACTGTTTGAGTACCTCCAGCAGCGGTAAAGTTCAGACTTGTTTTATCAACGCTGATCGTTGATGCACCCGCCTTAAAAGTAAATACGCAAGTCTTCTTCGTTCCTGCCTCGTCTGTGATTTCTAACGTGAGGGGCGCATCAATAGCAAATGGCGACTCGGGCAACACAGCAGTAGCAACAAAATTATATTTTGCTGTAACACCGGGGTCGCCTGTAATAGCCACTCCGTTTGTTATCGCCACATTATTAACTTTTATATCTCTTATCCAGCTATTAAACGGAAGGAATGTATTTCCATCTGTAACGCCAAAACGCCAAGATAATTTCGAACTATTCGATGTACCATTTATTGTTATCGTACCTCCAGTTTTAGGCACGTCCGGTTTCGTAGTATCAAGCGTCAAAATGATTCCTGCTCCTGCTTGATTCGCTGTGATAGCCTTACTAGGTTTCGTACCATTTTTGTTTGTTACCGTAGCGATTGTATTACGAGCTAGACGTCCCGTATATGCGGGTAATGTAATATTGATCGGTGCATTTTCTTTTCCCGTCATTGGTGCTACTGTGCACCATGCTGCTTTTGCCATATTATTTATGTTTTAAACACTTATTATCTACTATTTATTATAATTTCCCTTTAGCCATTCTTTGGCTTATTTTCCTAAGTTCTTTTAGAACTTAATAGAAAAAGATAAGTAAAAAATAAATTCTAAATAACTGGAAATCAATAGTATTTTATGAATAAAAAAGATGTTTTTAAGAGGTAGAAAATAAGTATTAACAATTAAAATAAAAAAAATGAAGAAAATATTTTATGATTCATGGCTGGCAAAGACCCTGTTGTTCGCTGGTTATTCTACAATTACTCTAGCCGCATGGGTTCTTACGAAAAATAGAACTCTCAGTCAGGGAACTATTAATCATGAGTGCACCCATGCACGACAATGGGTGGAACTGTCTGTTTCCTCCGGATTATTATTATGGGCTGGAATGTTGATTTTCGGATATTCAGCATGGTGGTTCCTGATGGCCGCATCTTCCTTTTATATTTGGTATATAGTGGAATATTTGATACGTAGGTTTATCGGGTTCTTCTCAAGTAGTGACAATAAACAGAATGATGCTTATCGTTTAGTGTCTTTTGAACAGGAGGCGCGACTGGCTGAAAATGATAATAACTACTTAGAGAACAGCACTTATTTCGCATGGATGCGATTTTACTAAAACAAGAACCGCCCTACTCTCACAAGCAAGACGGATTCAAACACAAACAAAACAAACACAGCGAAGGCTTGAACCTTCGCATATGGATTTTACAAAGTTAATATTAATATTTTATATACAGAAAATTATCTAAAAGATTTCTGTATTTCAGTTTCTATCATATCTCCTAACTGTTTGGTGAGATGCTGGGATTCTCCGAGAAACCTACGCTGAATGAATGTACGTTTATACTTCCGTTTATAGCTTTTGATAGCATAAGAGCGCACTTGTGCGGCTTTGATTCGTTTACCTGAACGAGTATATGCTTTACGTTTGTGGGCACGACGTTCATGGGCACGTACAAATTCTGCGCCTTCAATTGTTTCTCCATTATTGTGAACGCGCGCATAAGGGACGTCGGTACCAATGATTGCATAATCTGCTCCGATATGCACTTTGCGGATGCTTCGTTTGAGGCGTCCGCTTTTTATCAAGGTAGAACCTTTACGCTTTTTAGTTTTTTTCCATGTCTGCTCAGAGGTATCTATCCAGTTCTTTTTGACAAAGCGTTCTTTGGAAAAGTTGACAGCTAGTACGGCGGCTTTGTGAGGAATTAAACGGATGACTCGTTCTATGTTGTTACAGATACGTGATAGATCTTTAAAATCGGTCTGCATGGTGTTTAAATGCGATTTAAATAATGTTTAATAGATTGATTCAACACTGCGTACTACCCGCATACACATTTCCGTGAACCATTCTTCCATCTGTGTCGGTTCCATGTGTTGTAGGTTTGTGTTCTGTGTGTTTATTCCTCCTTTATTGAAAGCTTCAATATTTACTGTGAGATTACGAACCTGACGGGCGGAACCTGTCACAGAATCAACATTATCGCCAAGGGTGGTCGAATCTGTACCTGTAGTGTCATTCCGCTTCTTGAGTTCTACAACAGATGCATCCTGTCTTTTATTTGCCCCGGACTTATATGCCTTGATAAATTGAGATTCTATCAGTTGCATTTGCGAAGACTTTCCTTTGTTTTCTGAGTTGAGCATAGTCTTGTACCCGTACTTGCCAAATGCCAGCAAAGGATTACCCAGATACTTCAATAGTACATTCTTATTCTCTGATTTATTCCCGTTGTATTCCCTGTCAGTCTGCTTTATATCCAATTTTAAGGCGGCCAGATTCTTCACAAAATCTTCTTTGTTCATATTGGGAGCTGCATCTATAAGGTCGGCATATTTATCATTTGCCTTAGCTGCTCCTTTCTGCTTATGACCGCCGGGACCCAATATCAGATTGTTAGCCAATTCTATGACCGCTAGTTTAAGCTCCGCTATTTTATATTTTAGTGGCAGCAGGGATTCACCGATCTCTATTTCCAGAGCATTGAGCTTGTTTTTAAGTATTTCGTTCTTGTAATTTAAATCATTCTTAGCTAGTTCCATCGCTTTATCTAGGTCTAGCTTGGTGTTCTTGAAATTATCGAATGTATTTTGTAACTGCCCGCTTTGATCGGTTGCCGCCTGGATCATGGCAATAAGTCCTTCCGAACCTGAAAATTGATTCTTCAGTGCTACGACCTTTTTATCACCGTCCAGGGAAGCGAACTTCTTGTTTAATTCCATCATCAGGGAGTCGGCCTGCTTAATTTTGCCGTTGTTCTCATACAGGCTGATACCTACTTTTTTAAACGCTTTGATGGTCGTATCCTTAGTCAGGTCGTTAAACATTGACTTGGTTAGCGTTGCCGCTTCGTCAACGGACTTTGTTTTGACGGTAAAAAGGGCAAGGAACTTGTTGGCCGTATCGAAAGACTGGTTACTGGATGCGGCAGCACCGGCATAAACAGACTGTACTTTAGCTAACTGGTCGAAGGTAGTCACGCCAACCTTTACCGTAGCATAGGCCGAGCGGTTGAACTCATCCAGTTTATCAACGCCAAAACCGAAGTTAGCCATCGCCTTGGATGTTCCCGCGATGTAATCATTGAAGTCCGCACCCATGATATTGGCAAATTCACCCTGCTTCTCAACGACACGCTTTACCTCGCTGCCGAACTTGCCGGTAGTACTCTGTACGTCAAAATAGCCTGTTATCGCCTTTTTAGTGTCAAATCCCCTCTCAAAACTGCTGTCCAGCACCATGCGCTTTAATGAAGCGACTTCCTTCCTGCTTTTGTCAAGGTTCAAATTTGATAACTCTCTGAACTGCGTGTTGAAGTCCGCAGCCTTTTGGGTAGTGTAATCTATCCCCTTACCTATAGCGAGTACTCCGGCGGCAGTGAGCGCAATGGGGTTCGATGCTAGCCTAAAAGCATTGCCTATTATCGGAACCTCATTAGCGATATCTTTTGAGTTTTTTGCAATGTTGAATTTCAAAGAATTCATCTTTGCTTGCATTGTATTGACGCTTTTAAAAGCGTCCTGTTTTGCTTGGTTTAATCCCGCGCGAATCTTATTCTTAAGAGTCAGCATGAGTTCTATTTTCGCCTGTCCGTTCATATCATCAGCACATTATATTCCTAATGTGACAAAAGTACACAATGTTTCGGAAGACAACAATACCATAAGGGTGGATAACCGAAGATGTTAAAATTGAAATTTATACGATTTGTTTTTTTTATCTATACGATTTGATTTGCCGATTAGAAATCCCATATTTTATTTCCTAAAATACAGGAAACAAACGAATTAATATTTCCTTAAAAATAGGAAATGTTATAGACGTCAATACATCTCTTTACAGTCATAACACAAAGAAAAGTACCGTGTGCTGTACCATGATCATTGCCAAAGAGAACCTACGTAACTTCTTACGCTGGCACGAAACCCTTCCCATCAAAGACAGATGCTTTTACACGTCACACTATAAGTTTTCAAATAGGTGGATATCCTTCACCTTTTCTTCGAAACCTTTTATCCATAAGCGATAACGGGTGAAACACATCGCCCTTCACCGATCCTTCATCCAATTTTCATATTGGACCATAAAGAAATCGTTCACTTTGCTATAAGCTAATTTGTTTTTGCTATAATGATATTCGTATTAGCTATAACCTAATCGAAAGATGCTAATAGATTATTTTTTTCTTCCCAATGTTTATTTCAAATCATTGAATAGTTTATTTCAAACATTTACAATGTTTTCTCCACTCACTAGGTGAATAGCCGCCCCTTCACCCGAGACCACTGATGGATAAGAGGTTGGGAGGAAAAAGTGAAGGTGAAAGCGATGCTCGTAACATCTGACGTACGGTTATCTAAAGCTATGCTTTAGCAACCATAAAGCATAGCTTTTGAAGATACAAAGCATTGCTTTACGAAAGAGATAAATGCGCTATGAATAATGGTAGACAACATCTTGAAAACATTATTCAACCAAACACAAAAAAGCCATTCTAAATATCGGACTTCTTTTATTTATTTCCGTTTTTCCATATTATTCCCCAAAAACATATATCTTTGTCATACACTTTCTGCACATCAGCGAGATGTAATAAGCGGGTAGTGCTTTTTATTACTTTATTGGAGTAAATAACGTATTGTCTCTCAGCCTTGAAACTTAGCAATTTCTGCCTACAGAGAGATGATACAACAGATACTCCACGTGGATAGCTGTATATCAACATATCAGTTACAGATGTGTTATATATAAACGATTGGCGTGGATGTCTGTTGTTATCATTATCTTTTAGGCGGGTAGCTAAGACCTCAAGGCTAGATAATGGTTCAACAGCATCCATGCCTCTTTTGTACCCGGTCGGTTCCCTTCATAATCCCCATACCCCACAACCCTCCGACTGGAAAGCAAAATGCAGGGATGCTTGTTGCACCACACTTACCAAGACTTATTCACTCTTTTTTGTTAAACACATAAACAAAGAAACACTATGCCGAAATGGATTAGCATAGACGAAGCCGTACACAAATACGAAGTCAAGGAGGAAGACGTCTGTTTGTGGGCAGAAACGGAAGCAATTACCGCATCTTTCACTGAGACTACTCTTATCATTGACGAAGAGAGCCTTCAGAAATTCCTGTGCTGGCACGAAGCTCTTCCTACCAAAAAATACATTCAGACGTTGGAGCAACTCTGTATGAATCAAGCAGAAATATGCAAACTATCTCTTGAAGTCATCGAATTGCAAAAACGAGACCTTCAGCATCAGCAAAGAACAATCGCACTACTCGAAAAACGGCAAGCGATGGCAACCGAACAAAACAGGTTAAACCAGCAGGTGATCACGATGGTGTCTGATACGCTAAGCAAAAATGAGGATGGGTGGATGGAGAGGTTATGGAGAAGAATTAGAGTTACCGAGCCGGCACAGAACATTCTAAAATCAAAGCATAAAAAGAAGAGATAA